TGGTGTTTCAGTGGTGAAATCGAAATTAGCTTTTTGTTGCATAGCCAATCCTGAATCATCACCTTCAGGCTTATCTTCACCAGATTTATCATCATCTAATCCTGCTTGCACAGAATTGGATTGATATGTATCTGGTACAGTTACATCTGCACCAACATCTTCTGCATCAGCAGTTCCAGATGGTGTTAGATCTAATTGTGTTTTTGGTTCTTCATAGAGAGCTTTGTTGACTTTCTCTTCTAATTCAAACTGAGAATCTGAGATTGCTTTTACGTGCTCAGTAAGAGTGGACAAAGTTTCGATTAAGGCTTCATCAAAAGATCGCTCGTTAGAGGCTTTCTTTTCTTGACCTTCTTCTTTTTCTTCGTCTTCTTCTTCTTCATGATCTTCTTTTCTAAGTTCTTCTAAAGTCATGTATATTGAATTAACATATACGGGGTTTATAAAGATTGTGGGAAGATTTATATTGTTATGGTTAGGAATTGCCTGTTCTTTGACCTATAGTTTGTCTAGTATCTGCTCTATAAGCATTTCTTGCATCACGGGCAGTTCTTCTATTCATACGTTTTCTTGCAGGAACTGCCTCTGCTTCTGCCTGTGTTGAATGTTTATTACCATTTGCGTCCATATATACAGTGTTTTCATCAGCTACTGCTGTTGAAGTTAATCCAGTTCCTCCCACATCACTACCAAATGGTGCTGCTCCTCGATTTGATCTTACTTTAGTAAGTTCATCTAATGACCTTTTGATATTTTTAAAATCATCATCTTTAGGAATACATTTTGCCTCAACCCTATCATCTGTAGGTCTTGGTTGTACTATTGTTATTTGAGTAGTTTCACCCTGTCCTTGTGTATAACCACCTGCTGAACCTAGACCTCTTGAGCCTACACCACCTGAAATATGTAGTTTTTTAAGTTCATTTAATGATTTATTGGATCTCATTATGTTTGCATTACGTCTTGACAATGTTGTCATTAATCCAGCCCCATCTCCATGATTACCAGTATTAGCCAATCTTTCACCCAAACCTGATGTTACGGCATTTTCACCTGACTCACCAGTACCTTGTACTATTGAATTTCTCTGTGCTCCACCGTGCCTTTCTTGATTTTCTCCTATTCTAAGTCCATGTACATCAGTGTGTATTCTGTCTTCATCATCAATTTCATCTGGTGCTTCCCATGTGTCTTCACGATCATGATCACTTAATTTTTTAGGTAATTGTTTTATGAGTTCAGATAATGCTTTCTCTAATGAATTTACCAATTCTGCTGATCTTTCAGTTTCATCACGTTTCCTATATTTGCTATATGGAACTTTGGTTGTTTCTGGTTTTGTAGGTTCTTTTGTTGTAGGAAGTTTTCTAGCTAATACAGTTTCCCCATCACCGTGACTTGTATGAAACATTCTTGCCCTACTTTTTCTTTCTCTTTCTTCCATCTCTTTATTACCTCTATTTTTTCTTCCGAAAGGAGTACTCAAGTTACTTGATCTGGTATTGTTATACTGTGTATATTCTCTATTTTTTGGTTTAGGAGCACCTGTAACACTAATTGCAGATCTGCTTCTTACTTTGTTTAATTTTAATAATGCGTGAACCTTGTTTACTTCTATAGTATTTGCTGATTTAAAATGATTTACAGAATTTGCATATCTTGATGCCTCACCAAATACCTCTTGACCACCTTCGGTTAGTTCCACTTCATCTGGTACGCTGTCAGGTGGTTCCTCTTCACCATCATCTGATTTATTGTTCAATCTTTGTGCGTTAGGTGGATTCTGATTAAATGCTTGTTCAGTTGTTCCTCCTCCACCAGTGTTACTGATATCTAATCCTTTACTTTTCTTTTTACATTTTTCACAGCAATTACACTTATCATTTCTTTTACAGTCTTTACAAGTACAATCACAGCCATTGTTATGAGTTGGATTGTTTGCACCACCAGTTGAAGTTGTCAAGGTTCCACCGTTAGTCATGTTTGCTCCACCAATACCTGCTCCACCTGAGCCTGAAGATGCTTCGACCTTGTGTACGAATGAGCCAACAATTTTTTCTGCTGATTCTCTTGACTTGCCTTCTCTGATAAGTGCCTGTACTTTTTGTTCAAATGTTTGTGACTCGTTTAGGTTTGCTTGTTGAATACCCATAGGTAATTCTTGTGACGTTCTTAATTGATTACATTCTTCAGGTATTTCTCTTTGTAGATCATTAATTCCTGTACCGTTGTTTCTATCTTCTGTAAAAACTTGATATCCATATTTCTCTAAAAATATAATGGATTTCTTGACTTTTTCTTTATCAGGTAAATCTTCTACTGCTTGCATCATTTCTTTCTTTTCCATGAATTTATCTTTAATTACTGGTACGTCAATGGCTTGACCACGTTGTCTTCCTGCCTCAACTTCATTATAGTTTTTTGGTTTTTCACCTTCCATTACAGATAACATGTCACCTCCACCTGTTTTTGTTGTTCTGATGCCTTCTGTCTTTCCATTTTTATCTGGGTGTGTTTCATTTTCCCATTCGTCTAAAACAGTTACTTGAGTATTATCATCTTCATCGTCTTCTATTTTTATAAGTGAGTCTTTTTTGACATAACAGCCCATATTTTCACATTGAATTACCATCTTGCCATCATCTCTTACAGAAGAGTTGAAGTTTGCTTTAGCAATCTGATTGAAATCTGTAATGATAGCCATTGGTACTGCAGGATCTGCACATACTGCTACTTCATAATGTTCAAGATCACTCAATGCATAGGCAGTGCTTCCGTCTTTCATTTTAATTGGGGATCTTGCTGATCTCGTTGCACCACCAAATGACAGTCCCTTATATTCATTGTTTTTAATTTTATTCCAAATAACATTATCCAATTCATAATTCTTAAAAATTTTACCTGTTATTTTAATTGCAGGTAACTCATGACCTTCACCATTTTTTACAGTTGTCCTAGAATAATTGATACCTTTGCCTACAATTCTGTTAGAGTGGGTATCACTGATTGGTGCTCCTCTGTCAATCCATACAGGCAATACCTTGTATAACTCATCAACAATAGTAACTTCGCCTTGCTTGTCTTTCATTTGTACTGTCAACAGTCCTTCAAAATATCTATCATCTGAACCGACATTTTCCATGCTTTTTAATGTACTTTCAAGTTTATGGAAACCATATATTGTCATATTTAAACTAATCGTGACGAGGTTAATAAATATTATGATAAAAAAGGAAATAAGAGTAGTGTTTTATGCTACTTTTTTTGCTTTTGTGACAGCGAAATCAACAGAGAAACCTGCTGTCAAGCCTATCAAAGCAACGCCAATTAGACTTAGACTGTCTATAGCGATTGTATTTGCTATTGCAATACCTGCGAATGTTGATACAATTACTGCACCAATTAATTTCTTTGCAGAGTATGAATCGTCGTTACCTAAATATCCTCTAACTGTATTCAATACAGCTCCAGATATACATGCAACTACTGCAATAAGTAATGGATCTACCATAACAGATTGAATTTTCAGCTATATTTAACTATTACTACTCATTTGTCGAGTAATTCCTTAACCAGATCATCAAAATCAGATGGAATTGATTCTTCTGGGTGTAACCTATTTGATTGTCTATCTACTGCTTTAGCTAAAATAATAATGGTTTTCTGTAGTTTTTCTACAGTTTCACACAGATTTTTCTGTGTTCTTTGAACCTTTTTAAAATATGCAACTACAGCAGCACCTGTGCCTAATGCAATAGCCATAACTGCTTCTTCGTAAATTGCGTCCATCATTTCTAACATGTTAAATTTATACTTTTATACCTTTTATTTATATCGGTTGATTTATTAATGGCATAATGATACATATATTATGGCTTCTTCCATATATTTATACAACAATTATGAAGAATTTGAACGATTTAACAAGGATAATTTCAATGAAAAGTTCAAAACTATTAAGATAATGGACATGTATATCCATCAAAAAACTAAATTATGGGTGGTAACTGATACAAATGACCTCATAGAAAAGCCATATTTACAAAAATCCTTGGTTCATTTTAGAAATGCAACTGTAGAAGAGTATATAACTGATGAAACCAAGCTTATATTACACGATAAGGTTAAATTTAACCCTAAAAAAATGTATATTGATATATTTCCAAGATTTTTAAGAAAACCAGAACTTAGATGGAGAGTTGACAAGTATATTAACAATAATGACAACCTAGAAACCAGATTTGTTGATTATGACCACAGATACTATGATTTTGAAAATAATAGAATAAATTTTGTATTAAAAAACTAACGTTTATTGCCTAAGTTTTTAGACATGATTATTTGCCAGTCTTTTCCGTGTTTTCTTCTCATATTCTTCCAGAACGGATCAACTTCAAACATTCCACCTTTTTTATTATATGCTTTCATTACATTTGCAACCTTTCTATGACATTTTTCACAAAGTCTTACGTTTACTTGTTCCAAACCATGTTTATACACTCCACAAAAATGACACATTCCATAAACAACTTCTTTAATTGGGACTAGAATAGTTTCTCTGCCTTTTTTACCTGCACAGTCACCACAAATATCGTTTACACCTGCTCCTACTGGAATACCATTGCCAAAGCAACTAAAACACATACCCTCTTTGTAGTGATTTACCTTCGTATATTCATTTTTTTGATGAATGTCTACAATTTTACTGCCAATTTTTGACTCACCAGAATCTATTTTTAATTTTTCTGCCATTATTTATCCCTATTTTCCATCTTTCTTAGACATTCCATCAGTATTTCAAGCGATCTGTTGTCTTTTTTAATATCTAACAAATCAACAATACGTCCTAAATATATGTCCCATTCATCTAATTTTTTTGGTTTTACAGCCTTTGGCTTTACAGCCTTTGGTTTCTCAGTTATTTTCTTCATCGTCCCACCTTTGTACTTGTCCAAATTCTTCGTTAACTATATCTCTTGCGTTTCTTACTGTCATTCCTGCATACTTTCTTAACTCTTCAACGGTCTTGGTCTTTTTCCAACCGAAATCCATTGCTGTTTGCAATGTCTTCTTTACTACGTCAAAGTTTGTTGGCGTAATGCCGTTAGGATAATTCTTTTGTGACATTGATGTTCCAGTACCAGATGAAGGTGATCCTTGTGCAACTCCTCCCATGTCAGATGGTCTACTTTCAACATGTTCGCCTTGTGCATTTGCCCTTTGTTCTTCAGGTGCAGCAGTTTCTCTGCCTCTACCAAGTTTAAGTTCAGGATTTTCATATTCCTGAACCTCTTTGGATATGTTGTATTCTCCAGTATGGGTTCTTTCTATCTTGAATCCCATCTGTTGCAGTTTTGCCATGTTGTCGATCTCTACACCTTCTCTTTGCAGTTCTGAAAGTTTGTCATTCTCTTCTCCTGCTACAAGTCTAAGATCCCAATCGTCAACTCCCATAACTTCTGCAAATTTCTTAAAGAAAGCCTTGTATAAAATATCCTGTCCCCATTTAACTGCTCTGTTTGTAATTGTAACTTGTAATCCTTCTTGTGACCAACCACCTACCATCTCTCCGT